TTGGAGGGCTGCTACTGAAGCACTAAAGCATATCTCTGCTAACTTTAGCACTACGTTAGGACGCGATGGGGTTCTGGTTATTGAAGGGCAGAAGGGCATCAAGCTGCCGAATGGTTTGTACGTCAAGTACCCCAACATGCGGTCAGTTACTAACCCAGATAACGGCAAGTACGAAGTTGTGTACGACACCCGCAAGGGTAAGACAGTCGTTAATACCCGCATCTACGGCGGCAAGTGTGTGGAGAATGTTTGCCAAGCTCTGGCTAAGCTGATCATTGGTGAACAGATGCTTCTGATCGCTAAAAAGTACAAGGTAGTAATGACGGTGCATGATGCGGTGGCTTGCATCGCACCGGAAGATGAAGTTAGTGAAGCTGTAGCGTATGTAGAGAAATGCATGCGAACCCGTCCAAGCTGGGCGCTTGGGTTGCCCCTGAACTGTGAGTCAGGTTTTGGTTATTCTTATGGAGATTGTTAATGGATGAGATCAACGATTACGCTATGCCGATGATGAAGATCGAGAAGATGCTACGAGAGATTCACGATCTATGTCTAGCGCATGAGTATGCAAAAGCCCAACCAATGTGTGCATTTATCGCAGTGGAGTCCCGAGTGCTTAGCGCTTCGTTGGCTATCCTAGAGAACAACAAGCGATGAAAGCATGGTCTTACAGCAGCCTCAAGACATTCCAGCAATGTCCCCGCAAGTACTATCACCTAAAGATTGCCAAGGATGTTGTAGACCGTCCGCATGAATCAGCGCTGTATGGGAGTGCTGTCCATACCGCAGCGGAAGTACATATCCGGGATGGGGAGCCTGTCCCTGCGAAGTTCTCCTTCATGGCTCCGACCCTTGAGGTGCTTAACAATATCCCCGGTACTAAGCACTGTGAGATCAAGCTTGGGCTAACCGAAGAATTGGAACCATGCGAGTTCAGTAGCCCCAAGGCATGGTGGCACGGCATTGTTGACTTGCTCATTACCGACGAGTCCAACGGTACCGCCCACATGGTTGACTACAAGACTAGCAAGAACGCCCGCTACGCCGATACCAAGCAGCTTGACTATATGGCAGTTGCGGTGTTCGCCAAGTTCCCAGAGATTAAAACTATCAAGTCTGCCCTGCTGTTCGTAGTAAGCAATGAGCTAGTAAAGAAGAAGCACATTGCCGAGAAGAAGCAGGAATATATAGACTCAGCTATGGCTGACTTGCATAAAATAGAGTCGGCTCTAGACAACGGTGTATGGAACCCAAAGAGTGGGCCGTTGTGTGGATTCTGTCCAGTTCGGACTTGTGAATACAACAGGAATTAATATGGCTACCCGTGATTACAAAGCAGAATACAAAACGCAACTAGAACGTGGCGAACATGAGAACCGCATGGAGCGCCAGAAAGCGCGAAGGGCTATGGACAAGCGGGGTGTTAACCGCACAGGGAAAGACATCTCCCATGTCAAAGCACTTGCCAAGGGTGGCTCAAACAGTGATGGGTATTATCTTGAAGCTCCGTCAGCTAACCGTAGCCGTAACCTACAGAAGAAGGCCAAGTGAGTAGTCTAGATAGTTATGCTTGGCCTAGACCGAAGGGGTTTACCCCCTTTAAACACCAGAAGGAAACTGCTGAGTTCTTGATCAGCAACCGCAAAGCCTTTTGCTTTAACGAGCAAGGCACCGGGAAAACCGCCTCTGTGATCTGGGCAACCGACCACTTGATGAACCTTGGGGTTATCCGCAGGGTCTTGGTAGTCTGCCCCATGTCCATCATGTATTGCTCTTGGCAAGCTGACTTGTTCAAGTTCGCCATTCACCGACGAGTAGATGTGGCTTACGGTAACGCTGCTAAGCGCAAGAAGATCATAGCCTGTGGTGCCGAGTACGTTGTGGTTAACTTCGATGGGGTGGACATCCTGAAGGACGAGATCATTGCAGGTGGGTTTGACCTGATCGTGATCGATGAAGGGACTGCCTACAAGAACCCGACAACTAGCCGCTGGAAAACAATGCGGGACATCTGCAAGAAGGTCAAGGGTTTGTGGATGCTGACTGGCACTCCAGCAGCGCAGTCTCCTGTAGATGCTTACGGACTCGCTAAGCTGGTTAACCCTAAGAACACCCCAGCCTTTTTCGGGCAGTTCCGGGATAGCGTGATGCAAGCAGTGAGTATGTACCGCTGGATTCCAAAGCCGAATGCAGTCAGCATTGTCCATAACGTACTTCAGCCAGCCATTCGGTTTGAGAAGTCGCAGTGCTTGGACTTGCCTCCGGTTACCTTTGTGGATCGGGATACCCCGATGACACCCCAGCAGACTAAGTACTACAAGGTGATGCTGGGGGAGAGCCTGATCAGCGCAGCAGGGGAAGAGATTTCCTCAGTCAACGCAGCGGTCAAGGTCAACAAGCTCCTTCAGATTGCTTGCGGTGCAGCCTATACCGACAGCGGTGAGGTGATGGAGTTCGATGTATCCAACCGACTACAAGCGGTCAAGGAAGTCATTGAGGAAGCAAGCCAAAAGGTTCTGGTCTTCGTGCCGTTCACGCACACTATTGAAGTGTTGGAAAGGTTTCTTACCAAGAACAAGATCAAATGTGCGGTTATCAATGGTAGCGTACCCATAGGTAAGCGCAGTGAGATCGTCAATAACTTTCAAGACAAACCTGACGTAAGGGTGTTGATCATCCAGCCACAGGCAGCTTCGCACGGTTTAACGCTTACAGCAGCTAACGTAGTCATATGGTACGCACCTGTTACGAGCGTAGAAACGTACCTCCAAGCTAATGCCCGCATCGACCGACCGGGTCAGCATAGCCCCATGACCATCGTCCACCTGAAGGGAAGCCCGATTGAGGGCCGACTGTACGGAATGCTGCGGGGCAACATAGATCAGCACACAAAAATAATTGACCTTTACCGCCAAGAACTTGAAGATAACACTTGACAATGTATAGTGTTACGTTATTATTCAGTTGTGGGGGATCATCCCCATGTCGTTAGGAGCCAGTGATGAGTGAAGAGTTGGAAGTAGATGACATCGATGATGTCGATGGAGAGCAGATCGTACTCGGTAAGATTACAGAGGCTTACATCAACATCAGGGATGCTAGAGCCGAATTGAAGAACACCTTTGAAGAGTATGACGCTTCGCTAAAAGGTGAGATGGATTTGCTACAAGAGCAAATGCTTGGTGTCTGTAAGCAGTTCGACTGCGACAGCATCAGGACAAAAGCGGGGACGATCATCCGTTCAATCAAGACTAGATATTGGACGAACGATTGGGTGTATATGCACAAGTTCATCCATGAACACAATGCGTTCCCCCTGCTAGAGAAGCGACTTCATCAGACAAACATGAAGCAGTTTCTTGAAGACCACCCCGAAATCCTGCCCGAAGGTTTGAACATGGACAGGGAATTTACCATCGTTGTTAGGAGAGTTAGAAAATGAGTACCCAATTGCAATTGTTTGACCAAGCAGTCCCCGACTTCCTCCAAGGGGTCAGCGAACTTACCAAGAGCCTTGTCGGTCGTCCCCGTGTCAAGCGTATCGTGCCGAAGAACGGCATCTTCCGCAAGGTCGTTGGTGGCGAAGAGATGGGCAAAGTTAAGGGTGACCTTAACGTAGTGATCGTTAACGCTGCACCTTACGTTGGTCGTATCTTCTACGCTACCCAGTGGAGTGCAGATGCTGAGCCGACTTCGCCCGACTGCTTCTCTAATGATGGACGCTCACCTGATGCCAAGTCAGCAAGCCCACAAGCTAGTACCTGTAACAGCTGTTCCCAGAACGTCAAGGGTTCCGGTCAGGGTACTTCTAAGGCTTGCCGCTACTCGCGCAGGATTGCTGTCCTGCTGGAAGAAGACTTTGGCACGAACCTTGAAGGCGAGGTTTACCAGTTGAACTTGGCTTCCAAGACGCTGTTTGGTGATGGTGCTGGCGACAACACGTTCACGTTTGAGAACTACACCAAGTACCTCGGCAATAACGGTAAGAGCGTAGACCACGTTGTAACGAAGCTTAGCTTTAATGAGAACAACGACAACCAGTCTATTCTGTTTACTCCTACTCGATTTATTAACAAGAATGAGTATGATGTCGGACTTCGCGTTGCTTCGACTCCAGAGACTAAAGCTCTGATCACCATGACGCCTTCACAGGCTGACGGTGTTACCAAGGCACCGACCTTGACTTTCACTCCTACTGCTCCCCCAGTTGCAACTAAGGTTGCTCCGAAGGCTGCGGTTCAAGAAGAGGAAGAAGAGGAGATTGCCGAGCCGGTCAAGCGTCCATCGAAGAAGGTGGAAGCTACGGCACCTCCCGCCAAGAAGAGCTATGCGGCTGTTGTATCCGCATGGACTGACGAAGAGTAATTATGAACTACGGGTATAGCCAGCGGCTCATCAATTCCCTTGGGCTTGCAGATAACAGTTCGTTGGCTATCCTGCTTGGTCAGCGGTGTGTAGAGAAAGACATTCCCATCCGAATAGTAGCTAAGGAGCTTCGTGTTTCTAGGGCTACTGTATACGAATGGTTTTGGGGGAGAGCTAAACCAAGCCCCAAAGTAGGATTGCGGATCGTGGCATTCCTACAGACTACTCTCGACTGATCAGCAGAGTCACCAACCCAGAGGAAAACACGGGGCTTCGGCCCTGTGTTGCCCTTACTTTCCTGAAAAATAAACGATGTCTACCTTTGATCTGCTTGCAACAGTTCTGCCCCAAGAGGGTCGGTTCTGTATCATGGGAATAGGACGGTATCCTCACCAGACATTTTGGGATACCCGAGAGGAAGCAGATGCTGAGATAGAGCGTCTGGGCAAGAGCAACAAGAAGCAAGAGATTTACTACGGCTGCGCCAAGTATGGCGATGCTGATACTAGAGTCCACAGTAACGCACAGTTCTTTCAGGCTCTCTGGATGGACGTTGACTGTGGTGCCGACAAGGCTGTACCCAACGATAAGGGTGTCGTTAAGGGATATATTGACCAGACCACGGGACTCCAAGAGGTTCGGAAGTTCTGCAAGGCTGCTCACTTACCACGCCCTATCATTGTCGATTCCGGCAGGGGGCTGCACTTCTACTGGATACTCTCCTCCGTCATTAGCCGGGGGGACTGGGAACCGCTTAGCAAAGCTCTAGCTGCCCTATGTGTTAAGCATAACTTAATCGTTGACCCCTCCGTTTTTGAAGCTTCGCGTGTGTTGCGTCCTCC